ACAGGGTATTCAGGGTGGTCAAGGTATACAGGGTGTACAAGGTATACAAGGTGTACAGGGTATACAGGGTGTACAGGGTATTCAAGGTGTACAGGGTATACAAGGTGTACAAGGTATCCAAGGATGGCAAGGTATCCAAGGTGTACAGGGTATTCAAGGTGTACAGGGTATTCAAGGTCAACAAGGTATTCAAGGTCAACAAGGTATTCAAGGTGTACAAGGGATCCAAGGTGTACAGGGTATTCAAGGTGTACAAGGCATCCAAGGTGTACAGGGTATTCAAGGTGTACAAGGCATACAGGGTATTAAGGGAGACGGTTTCACATTTATAGGTGTTTGGGACTCTGCATACATTTATACCAATAACGATACAGTATTCTATAATGGTAGTAGCTATACTTCCATGATATATCCGAACATAAATAACCGCCCAGATATATCAAGCATAACATACTGGAGAATGGTTGCTAGCCAAGGTATCCAAGGTGTACAGGGTGTACAGGGTATACAGGGTGTACAAGGTATTCAAGGTGTACAGGGTATTCAAGGTATCCAAGGTCTAAGCTTTGTATGGAAAGGTAATTGGGGTAGTGCTACTGCTTATACTCAGAATGATGTAGTTTATTATAACGGTAATAGTTGGGTTGCAGTATGGCCATTTGCAAGCGGTACATTTACTGCTCAAATCCCAAATGATACTAATACCGCATACTGGAACAGAATGACAGCCCAAGGTATCCAAGGTGTGCAGGGTGTACAGGGTATTCAAGGTGTACAGGGTATACAGGGTGTACAGGGTATACAGGGTGTACAGGGTATTCAAGGTGTACAAGGTATTCAAGGTGGCCAAGGTATCCAGGGTGTACAGGGTATCCAAGGTGTACAGGGTATCCAGGGCGGACAGGGTATCCAAGGTGTACAAGGTATACAAGGTGTACAAGGTATTCAAGGTGTACAAGGTATTCAAGGTGTACAGGGTATCCAAGGTGTACAAGGACGTCAAGGTGTACAAGGCATTCAGGGTGTACAGGGTATTCAGGGTGTACAGGGTATTCAAGGTATTCAGGGTCTAAGTATTAACTGGAGAGGTGTATGGAGTAGTGCTACTTCTTACACACAAAACGATGTAGTATTTGAGAATGGACAGAGTTGGATCGCAGTATACCCGTACGCGAGCGGAACCTTTACAAACCAACGTCCAAGTGTAAGTAACACTACATATTGGAACCAAATGACCCAACAGGGTATTCAAGGTATACAAGGTATCCAAGGTATACAAGGTATTCAAGGTGGACAGGGTATCCAGGGTGTACAAGGACGTCAAGGTGTACAGGGTATACAGGGTGTACAGGGTATTCAAGGTGGTCAGGGTATCCAAGGTGTACAAGGCATTCAGGGTGTACAGGGTATTCAGGGTGTACAGGGTATTCAAGGTGGTCAGGGCATCCAAGGTGTACAAGGACGTCAAGGTGTACAGGGTATACAGGGCGTACAAGGTATTCAAGGCGTACAAGGTGTACAGGGTATTCAAGGATTTAGCATAGTATGGAAAGGCCAGTGGAGTAGTGTTACATCGTATACTCAAAATGATGTGGTATTTGAAAATGGGCAGAGTTGGATTGCAGTATATCCATTTAGCAGTGGGTCCTTTACAAACCAACGTCCAAGTTTAGCTAACACTACATATTGGAACCAAATGACACAACAAGGTATCCAAGGTATCCAGGGAATCCAAGGTGTACAAGGTATTCAAGGTGGACAGGGTATACAAGGTGTACAAGGCATCCAGGGTGTACAAGGCATCCAGGGTGTACAAGGTATCCAAGGTGGTCAAGGTATTCAAGGTGTACAAGGGCGTCAAGGTGTACAAGGTATCCAAGGTGTTCAAGGTATCCAAGGTGTACAAGGTATACAAGGTGGTCAAGGTATACAGGGTATACAGGGTATACAGGGTATACAGGGTATACAGGGCGGTCAAGGCATCCAAGGTATCCAAGGTGGTCAGGGCATTCAAGGTTACAGTTTTGTATGGAAAGATACTTGGTCGAGTGTTACAACTTATGCTGTAAATGATGTAGTAATTGAAAATGGTCAAAGCTGGGTCGCTGTACTAGCTAGTACAAATCAACGTCCTTCACTAGTAAGTGCCTATTGGGACAGAATGACTGCTCAAGGTATCCAAGGTGTGCAGGGCATACAGGGTATACAGGGTATCCAAGGCGGTCAAGGTATTCAAGGTATTCAAGGTATCCAAGGTGGCCAAGGCATACAGGGTCAGCAAGGTATCCAAGGTAGAGGATTAACATATAGAGGAGCGTGGGTCGGTGGTACAACTTATGCTATTGATGATGCTGTATTCTATCTAAGCGGATCGTATGTATGTATTCAAGCTCATAGTACAAGTCAAGCACCAAACACTGCTACATTGTATTGGAGCCAGATGTCCGCGCAAGGTACTCAAGGTATTCAAGGTATTCAGGGTGGTCAAGGTATTCAAGGCCAACAAGGTATACAAGGACGTCAAGGAATCCAGGGTGGACAAGGCATCCAAGGTACACAGGGTACACAAGGTACACAAGGTACGCAGGGTATTCAAGGAACTCAAGGAACTCAAGGCACACAGGGTACACAGGGTACACAAGGTACACAGGGTACGCAAGGTACGCAGGGTACGCAGGGTATTCAAGGAACCCAAGGAACTCAAGGCACACAAGGCACACAGGGAACACAGGGAACACAAGGACAGCAAGGTGTTCAAGGTCGACAGGGTATTCAAGGTACAACTGGATTACAAGGAACTACTGGTACACAAGGCACTGATGGAATACAAGGTACACAGGGTATTAGAGGATTCCAAGGTATTACAGGTTTACAAGGATTTAATGGAACAACTGGTCTACAAGGCAATGATGGAAGTCAAGGTAGCCAAGGTACTACTGGTACAGGTCTTCAAGGTGCTGATGGTAGTGCAGGAGCTTTTGATATTTCATTGGCAGCGTTCAAACAATTAGTAGCAGATAGTACAGACTTTGCAGATTTCCAAAGTAGAGTAGCAGCTTTATAAGTAATATAGAGGAAAGATAGATGTCAATTAATTTAGACCAGACGGGCCCATCGCATTTACTCAGTACCGACGAAGATGGTCTAATCCTTAACGGCAGTCCGGTCATCAGTAAGAGTATTCACGTAAGTAATATTCCTCCTCAAAATCTTAAATTACTTTGGCTAGATACTACACAACCTGGAGTTAGTGCTTTTCCGACAGGAGGAGCTGCTAACTATATTTTAAGGACAGATGGCAGTGGAAATGTCAGCTGGGTGCCTCCTAGTAGTCTGGATGTTACTAGATATCGTTATTATGCCAGCACATTGATTACAACGTCGGCTATTACTTTTGGCGAAATAAGGTTTAATGATTCCACAATGAGCGATGCTACCAGCATATACATTGCCAAAAGTGATGCAGCAGAAAATGACTTATCAGAGTTTTTTGACAGCCTGAAGCTATTTGGAAATAGTGTTAGAAGAGGCTATATCAAAGTAGAAAAACAAAATGATCCTAACTGGTTTTTGATATTCCAATATAAAGAATTAACTGATTACACAGATTATTATGAAATAACTGTTGATATAGCAAGAAGTCAAGTCAATTTTACTAATGATGACCCAGTTTATGTTACATTTGCCCCGAGTGGACCAGAAGGTTTACCCCAGGATCTTAGTATATTTGTAACTTTAACTGGAGTTGAAACAGTAACTAATAAAACTTTTACTAGTCCTAAAATTAGTGGATTGTTTCTAAGTGACTCAAACATTACATTTGAAGGTGCTACCACCGATATCTATCAAACAACATTAACAGTAGTGGATCCTACTGACGACAGAACGGTCACAATACCAGATGCCAGCACAATTTTAGTCGGTGATGACACTGAACAAACATTGACCAATAAGACATTAACTGAACCTTATATAGATGATCCTATAATTAGGAATACTTTAACATTCCAAAGCAATGCGGTAACTGAATCACCCTTTTATTTGATAGCCAATAGCCTCAATGAAGAAGTAGGGTTGTTAAGATTAGAGGGTAGAGAGCCAGATATAGCACTTAATCAAACTTCAATGGACAATGGTGGGTATAATACATTGTCTTTTGAAATGAATGGTGACCCGAAATTTGCTTTAGGGCGTACTGGAGATAATAATTTTTATATAACTAGAAAACCTGCCAGTACTTGGATCGACGATACGTTAGTTATTGACTTCAATAGTGGTGATGTTACCATTGGGTCAACTTCATCTAGCACATCAAAATCTACTGGATCGTTAATAACCAAGGGCGGATTGGGCGTTGATGGAGCAATTTATGCAGGATCTGTGCAAGCTACTCCCATAGGGTCTGCAATTCGTAGTTCTGGATACTTTACAGAGCTAAGAGCCAACGATTTAGTTAGATTTACTTCAGATACCGAAAGTACAGATTCAACAACCGGCGCTGTAACCATTATAGGCGGGCTAGGTATAGGTAAGAATTTGTCTGTTAATGGTACAGTCTATGCAGGAGCATTAGATCCTTCGGAGACATTGCTTACAGGTTATAATATGGTAGTTCAAGGGCCTGACGCTAAGTTTAGAGTAGGCCCAAATTATACAGCTGGGGGCGATAGGGATTATATTGATTTTATTTCCACCAATACATCCAGCGTGATTTCGTCAAATAATGAGAACTTTGTTATAGAAAACATTCGTCCTGGTGGCGAAATTACTCTAACTGCAACAGAAGGATCAGTAATAGTTTCGGCATTTACACCTAGTATATCAAATGATAGTGGCGCTTTGAGGGTAACTGGCGGATTAGGAGTACAAGGTGAGATATATGCCAATGATATCTTTAGCGATAATAGTCAAGTAGTAACATTAATAGCAAATCAATCTATTGAAAATAAAACATTAATCAATCCAACGATAGAAGATATAGTTATTACTGGTAGTGTTACAGCAAATGGCACTACTGGCATCAATGGTCAATACTTACAAACCACAGGAACAGGTGTTACGTGGGTAAATCAAGTAACCACACCTACATATGTTTATACAAAAAATGGTGATCAGACTACTACGGCTAGTGGTGCTATAGTGGCGTTTAGTTCCACAGCCAGTTTATCATCGGGTGCTAGTTTTGGCTCTATGAATAATGATGGTACATTTACTTTTGATGTAGCAGGTAGCTATTATGTTACTGTAAATTACAATTTAGGTGTTTCGGGCGGCGGCAGCGGGTATGCACAAAGTGATTTTTGGTTAAAAATTAATGGTTCAAGCTCACCGAGATATCTACAATTAAATTCTTCCGCAATGAGAAGAGGATCAGTTAGTGATTTTATTGTGATCAGTAACCCAGGTGATAATATAACTTGGTGGTCAAATAGTGCTTTAATTATTTTGGGCACAGGAAGTACTGCGTCCAAAATCACCATTATGCGAATAAGCTAGGCTTGACAAAGTAAAAAAAATCGCTATAATACTAGCATAGATAACTATGTTATATGATAGACTTAGGAATGTATTGTCTCTGCTATGTAGGCAGAGAACCAAAAAAGAATCAGTTTGATCAGCGAAACATTATGTGTGGAGCTGTGAATTATAATCACACGGACTATCTTTCTATTCAAAATAGAGGATACATTATGGATAATATCGGTGAAAATATTAGCCATATGAACAATGATTTTGGTAGTTTGACTGGAATTTATTGGGTTTGGAAAAATGCACAACACGAATATAAAGGAACTAATACATATAGGATTTATTGGGATGAAGAATTTGATCTAAAGCCCAATAGAGTATACGTTCCCGAAGCCAAAGACATTGTCACAGCTATAAAAGGGTTTGCACCTCACGTTGATAATGTGTATGACCATTTTAGCCATTGTCATAATAATTTAGGATGGCAATTATTATATGGATTAGCAGGTGACAGACGCATACCTATCACAGTGGATATGATTGATGACTTAAGAAAGTACAAATATCTTTTGCCATTCCATATGTTCACAGCAGATGCAGTTACGTTCAATCGTGTTTGTGAAATATTATTTGGCATATTGTTTGAATTTCATTCTAACTATGCTAATTTCCTTCCAGAAATATATAGACGTAACCAGCAAACAAGATTTTATGATTTTTTTGGAGAGCGCATCCTACATATCATTTTAAGAAACAATTACCATTTTTTAGGTAATGTTGATATAGCGCATTTAAATATATTGGATATAGATCATTATGCTTGAAGCAGACAAAATTTACCCACATTTACTAGAATATATAAAAGATCCAACTAACCCTGAGAGAAATTTCGCCATAGGATTAGAATATGACCTTTTAGGACAATCAGCTAGTGCTGTATCTTATTATTTAAGAACAGCAGAAAGAACAGATGACGAGCTATTAAGATATGAATGTTTAATTAGAGCAGCATTATGTTTTGAACGTCAAGGTTCTAGGAATTTTACTGTAAAAGGATTGCTATTACATGCAGTAGCCTTGCAGCCAAAACGTCCCGAAGCATTTTATCATCTTAGTAGATTTTATGAACGTAAAGAGGAAGATGGACATTGGAATGAATGTTATACTACAGCCAGTATTGGTGAAAGTGTTGCTGAAACAATTAGTTCTGGACTAAGAACTGATGTAGGTTATTCTGGTAGAGATGTTTTAACTTTTCAAAAAGCATTAAGTAGTTGGCATTGTGGGTTATGTGATGAATCACGTAGTTTATTTAAAACTCTCATGAGTTCAAAAGAGCTATCGGAAGATTATAAACGGGTTATCTATAACAACTTGAAGTTTATGAGTTCTTATGTAGAGATTCCTTTTGACAATTATGATGTCACTAAGCACTATAAACTAAAACATAAATTCCCAGGCTCAGAAACTATCGAAACCAACTATAGTGAAGCATACCAAGACATGTTTGTACTCAGTATGCTTAATGGAAAAAGAAACGGCACATTTATTGAGATAGGTGCAGGTCGCCCTTTTTATGGCAATAATACCGCCTTGCTTGAAACAAAGTTTGATTGGCGTGGCATCAGTATTGATTTAGATGAACGTCAAGTTAGTACTGAAAGGCGTACTCCTTTCTTAGTTAAAAATGCATTAGAAATAGATTACTCTAAGATTATTCGTGAATTAGAGCTAGGTCCAGCAGTAGATTATCTTCAATTAGATTGTGATCCTCCTGAAGTGACATTTGAAATATTGAAGAAAATTCCTTTTGACGAATATAAATTTAAAGTTATTACTTATGAGCACGACCATTATAATACAGATCGTAAAGAGCTCAGGGAACAATCAAGGGAATACTTAAAATCCAAAGGTTATGTACTAGTAGTTAATGACATTGCACCGGATGAATGGCGTAATTATGAAGACTGGTGGATATATCCTGGATTAGTAGACGAAAAAATTCTAAACAAAATGTTAGATCATAGGGATCGAGTTAAAAAAGGCGAAGACTATATTTTATCAGGTGGTGCGTAATGATTCCAGTAATAGGTACAGCAGTAGTATTTGACACATATTGGGTTTCTAAATTATTAGCCAGTGTGGATTTTCCTGTGGAAAATTTTCTTATTATTAATAATAATGGCAAAGGCGAAATTACAGAAGACCTTGATCGTATAGCTAAAATCAAGCATAAGTTTATTAAAAATATTCATGTATGCCATATGCCCGCTAATATGGGTGTGTCTTGTTCTTGGAACTTAATGATCAAAAGTTATATCATGTCGCCTTATTGGGTTATAGTAAATGATGATGTAAGTTTTGGGCAGGGATTTTTAGCTGAGATGTATCAAACAATTACAGAAGATCCAGAAGTTGACATGATTCATGGTCACGGTGGGGATTTTAAAGTAGGTAGTTGGGATGTGTTTTTAATCACAGACAAGGTAGTTAGACAGTTTGGATTATTTGATGAAAACATGTATCCAGCATATAGTGAAGATGATGATTATATCATGCGATTAATGCATAAGCCTGTTAAAAAGGTATTAGGATTAAAGAGTAATTATTTTCATGGTGGCGGTGACAAGACGGAATATCATTTTTATGGTGGTAATACAAGACGTCGTGATCCAGAATTTCAACAAAAAGTCGATGCTGCTCGTGACGTTAACATTGAATACCTAACTGAAAAATGGGGAGAATATTGGCGTACTTGTTGGCCTACTTTTGAACCATTTGAAGGTAAGCCGCATCACATGACCGAGCAAAGATACGATTTAGATTTTATTAGAAGTAAGTATTTGGGATTTTAGATTAAATCCATTACATCAAATACAGTTTGTAATTTTGTTCTAATAGCACGATTACTAAAACTACTACGTAATCCTTGATGTAAGGGCTTGGGTGCTAGATCAATAGTAGTCCAAGCCCAACCAGAGTGTTCTAAACTAATAGTCGGAATAAACTCGTTATTGACTACACATAAGTAAGTGTGAAAATTAAACACACTATCATTACTGACAAAAGTTTCTAAGGGAATGGATTTTAGTATATCGGGTATAACCCCAATTTCTTCTTCCATTTCACGCATTAATCCTTGCCAAGCATTTTCACCTGCTTCGTTAGTGCCACCTACTAAACTCCAGGTGCCTCTATGTTTGCCATTGGCTTTTTGTAGTAATAAAATGCGTCCAGTGACCTTGGCGTAAAATAATGCACCACTACAAACAATTTTTTCTTTCATAACAATATACGCCAAAATCCTTTACGATATTCGCCTTCGAAGCTCTTGACCCAACTAATACCGTTCCATTTATATTGAACATTGGTATATATGTTTGTTAGGTAATATATAGTATCTTTTGAAACTGTGTTATCAAAAACTACATGCCAATTTGTACCAGTCCATTCGATAATGTCATTGGTGTTGGCAATAAAATCACTACCGTCATCGTTCTTCCAAGCATCAGGGCCGTCTACGTTGACAAATAATTCATAAGTTATAGTATCGTCTATTTGAGCTGACGTGGTTAATCTAATTACCAGTTTACCTTGAATATCCATTACTTCGAAATCTACAGGTAGTTTATTAACATATACTTCTGTTCGTAGAACCTTATCAAAATCCACCATAGTATCTATTCTATTACTGGAATTTTCGGCAATAAGTGTTTCTCTAACACCGCCCCCGATATTGTCAATGATTAGATATCTAGTTCCTACAGTAGGAGTAGGCAGTCCGCTATTGGGGCCTTTTGTTTTTGGATCGATAATGGCATCAAATGTGCCAGGGCTACTAGGACGATATTCACTAGTAATATCAGTATTAGTTGGATAACTATCTCGATCCCATTCTACATTTAGTATACTTTCGTCGATGGGGTTAATGGCCACAGTGCCAAATACTTCTGTTCCATTATTTTGTAATAAAAATATTTTGCTATTGCCAGCACTGTATTTTCCAGGATATTTGTCAAATATCACAGTCCAATTAACAATTTTTATTGAATCGATTCCTACGTCCATTAAATTGTTTACTCTGTGTCCACTGGCATCGGGATAAAATATTCTTGCCTGACCACCGTATACTATGATATCAAAGTTATCTATCACAGTTCTTATACCGCCTATATAGTCAACTAGTCCTGGACCTGACCCTCCTGTGCCGGAATCAATGCCGTCGATATAACCATCATCGGAATCGCCAATTTGGCCAAACATACCCATAGTAATACGATTAATTAGTCCTAATTTTTTAACTTTACTAGGTGGACTAATCCATATTGGCATACTTAAATCCATTGTGGCAATGTCGATAGGGCTGTCAGTGCCCACCGGAATAGTACGACTGCTAAAATTTAAATCATCCATATAGATCACACTGAGACTGGTCCAATCTACATAGTTGTCACTAGTTTGTATTTCTAAACTAGGGTTGAATAGCATTAATATTTGTTCTAAAAGTTGTAATTTTTGATCGGTGTTAGCAGTCCATATATCAGCCTTTACTGTAAGCTTATATGGTGTAGGCATAATTCTTTCTATGGTATAATTGCTACCTTGAGTGCTGGTATATTCGTCGTGTCCTGTTTCTGGATTATATTCTGTATCACGTTCTCTTATATGTAATTTACCCACGAAAGTAGCATCAGCTAGACGGTCTTTATCCATTTCTAAGCTACTAATATAGATGGCTATTCTTGGAGCACCTTGTATTTTATTTTCGCTATTTTGTCTAATAATATTGCCAACTTGACGATCTTGATCACCGTACATTACTGGAACTTGTACAAGAGTGCCGTCGCCGTATTTGACAACGAAATTACTGAGTAATCTTATTGTTTGAACGAGATAACGTCTTATTTGTCCATCATAGAAGAATTGCGATTTAGTTCAATCGGTGTTAAACCGAAGCCTCCTTATTGACCCAAGTTCGTTTGCCATTAATAATTTTCCAAGTTTTCCCACCAGATGTTTTTTTGTTTATTTCGCTCATAAGTTCACTATGTTTTTTCTTTTGGTCATCGGTTAATGACCATAATCCAGTTTTTCCTTTATGACTTCTTGGTGTGGAGTGTTTTTCTACTCCATTGTTTTGTTCTCTTCTTCTGGCGTGAGCAGCACGTTGAGCTTCTTTCATACGTTCGATACTAGCTGAACTATGTGTTTTATTATTGCCAGGAGTTCGAATATTATAACCATTGTTTATTGAATCAAACAATAATACATATTTTTCTTCTAGTCTATTTAAATCTTCTATAGTTTCTGCAGAATCTATTATCTCAAATGTGAATGCATCAATTCCATATTTTCGTAAAGCATTATGAAAATGATAAGTTCTAGTGGTGTGTCTACTATCTGCAATATGTTCCAATCGACGTCGATTAGGAGTTTGAATAGTTTGCCCAATATAACAACAACCGGTTTCAATGTGTGTGAATTTATAGATATACATTATAAATCTGCCTTGGGTTTAAGTGCCTTGCTAAGTGCCTGACGTTCGACAACTTGTTCCCCATTAATTGTATTAACGTTGGTATTATTTATAAAGCTGGTTTTTTGTGTGGTTCGGTTATTGGTATTTGTCAATGTATGGCGTAAAGCATCTTCTACTTTTACCCATTGTTTTCCATTGTATCGAAATAATCTATTTGGTGCAAAATCTGTTCTTAAAAAATAATCATTGAGATAAGGATTGGCAGGAAACATAATACCATGACCAAATTCGTAACCGTTTGGAGGGAATCCGTCGCCTAACAGATATCCACTATAACCACTTCTGACAGCTCTGCCTGATATTCGGCTAGTGTCTAAGCTCATGGTACTGGCATCTGGCGGTGATGTATTGTCGTCAACAGTGGTTAATATAGGGCTGCCATTAGTTGGATCAATAGCTAATGTGTAAAATTGTCTAGTTTCATACCCACTCAAAGGAGTGTCTGCTTCGGCTTGTGTTATGATAGCATCATTGATTTCTAATTCTCGGCCTTTGGTGCTTAATACTTCACGTAATGTTTGATTTGTAGGATCACCGTTGGCATCGGCAATAGGTTGATCCAATATGTCAGCAAATTGTTGTGAGTCTGTAATTTTCTTAAGTTTTAATCTATATAAATGTGGCCACCAAGTTATACTGTATCCTTCACTGGCTCTGCTAACATCTTCAATGACAAAATATCTTGGCAGGGCAATGTTATAATCGTTTAGGGCAAATTCATCTTTTAAGTGTGGCAGTTCTACTACATCACCACTAATAGGTTTACGACCTATAGTTTGGATCCAGTCATTAATGTGTACCGTGGCAAACACTGTGTCATTATCAATGAATAATCCAAATTGACTTAGATTAAAATCTAAATTTTGTACATTATAATGCCCTCTAATCTTATAGATGCTGGAGTCATATTTTCTGTCTCTATTTTCTAATAGAAGTAAATCTTGTATTTGAGTAGGATCATAGTTGGGAGTAACACCGTCTTTGGTATAAAAAGGAGTATCAGCAGTGGAAGTTTCTGCTGAACTTTTTACACCTATATATTTGTGTAGATAGAAATCAGTGCCGCCAATGGCGAACATTTCACTGATCTGGCGATCTATGAATTTAAAATCATTTCCTCTTTCTGGGCGATAAAGTGATAAGCGTGGCATATGATATTTATCAGCTGATAAATATACTGGGAGAACCGTTATGCTAGAAACCACTGCTACAGAAGAAAGACAAAAAGTTTATTCATATTGCAAAGCCATGTTGGGCGACGGCATGGTAGATATAGAATTGGATCCTGTTCATTATGAAACTGCGTTAAACAGGGCGTTAGCCAAGTTTCGGCAACGTAGTCCTAATGCTGTAGAAGAAGCTTATTATTTTTTAGAATTACAAGCAGACACAAACGATTATAGATTGCCTGATGATATTGTAGAAGTGCGTAGTGTTTACCGCAGAACTATTGGATCTAGAACAGCTGGCGGCAGTGGCGGAACAAATTTTGAACCATTTAATTTAGCCTATACAAACACCTACTTGTTGAACAGTACCATGTTAGGAGGTATAGCCACATATGAAATGTTTGCAGGATATCAAAAATTAGTGGGTAGAATGTTTGGTGCTTTTATTGAATTTCAATGGATCCCAACTACTCATACCTTAAGAATATTACAAAGACCGTATGGCGAGGGCGAGCAAATTTTGATAAAAGGTTATAATTACAGACCAGATTATCATTTGCTTAGAGATAATTATGCAGGCCAATGGTTCAAAGACTATACATTAGCTGGTTGCAAGTTGATGTTAGGTGAAGCACGTAGTAAATTTAGTCAAATAGCAGGACCAGGTGGTGCAGGCGGGTTGAACGGAACAGATTTAAAATCAGCTGGTAAGGAAGAGTTGGAAAAGTTAGAAAAAGAAATTGAAATGTTCGTGCCAGGCGGCAGCGGGTATTATTTCGTTATTGGCTAATTTGCTGTTGACTTTTATCTTGTATTGCTTTATTATTATAAAAAGGAGACTTTTGTGATACTAGGCATTTGTGGTTTCATTGGTAGCGGCAAAGACACTATAGCAGACTATCTAGTCAATTTTCATGAATTTAAAAGAGATAGTTTTGCAAATTCATTAAAAGATGCAGTTTCGTCTGTATTTGGGTGGGACCGAGAAATGCTGGAAGGTCGAACCAAACAAAGCAGGGAATGGCGTGAACGAGTAGATCCTTGGTGGAGTAATAGGCTTAATATGCCTAATCTTACTCCACGGTGGGTATTACAATATTGGGGCACTGAAGTTTGCCGCAAAGGTTTTAACGACGATATTTGGATAGCTAGTTTAGAAAATAAGCTTCAAAATTCCAAAGATAATGTAGTAATTAGTGATTGCAGGTTTCCGAATGAAATAGCTGCCATTAAAAATGCAGGAGGTAAAGTTATTTGGGTTAAAAGAGGACCATTACCGTTTTGGTATGATATTGCCTTGGCAGCTAATCATGGTTATGAAATTCAAAAGAAGCAGATGATAGAGACAAAAATTCATGCTAGTGAATGGAGTTGGATCGGTACCGAGTTTGATTCGGTTATAGACAACAATGGAAGTATTTCGGATTTATATAGACATATAGAATTTTTAGTTAATAATGTCGAAATTCTTGATAAAGTCGAGGAAGAAGTAGTAGAAATATCATAAATTAGTAAGGTCAAAGACGGAGATTTTTCTATTTTGCTATAAATACATTGAGCAAGATCTAGGAGAACTCTCACAATGGCCCAATTAAATTCACCAGGCGTTGCCGTAACAGTCATCGATGAAAGCTTTTACGCACCAGCCGCACCAAGTACCGTACCTTTAATTATTGTTGCTTCAGAGCAAGATAAAGCCAATCCATCGAACACTGGCATTGCTTCTGGCACATTAAAAGCCAACGCAGGCAAAGCATACTTAATCACCAGTCAAAGAGATTTGGCAACCACATTTGGTAGTCCTCTATTCAAAACTGATGCCAATAACAATCCAATCCACGCAGGTGAGCAAAATGAATATGGTTTACAGGCAGCATATAGCTTGCTAGGTGTGAGCAATAGAGCATATGTTGTAAGAGCAGACATTGATCTTAAAGAACTAAATGCAAAAGCTGATGCTCCAACTTCAGAACCAGTGAATGGTACACATTGGCTAGATACTGCCAATAGTCATTGGGGAATTTTTCAATGGGATAATGGCCCTAGAAGTACAAAAACCGGTCAAACTTTCCAAGCTAAAAAGACATTAGTTATTACAGATCCTACAAAAGTTGTTAACTATGCTGATGGTGAGCTTACTCCCAAAGCTTCGGTTGGTGCCATTGGTGAATATGCTATTGTGAGTTTGAGTAACTTAGATACTGATTATAATGATGCAGATGTTCTTTATTTTAAAAGCCCAGGTAATTCAGCAGCTAGTATTGACGCTGGAACATGGGTAGCTGTAGGCAGTAATGATTGGGGTTTAAGTTGGCCAGTTCTTGTTACTGATCCTTACGTTAAAAATGTTAGCAAAGAATTAGTTATTAATAGTCAGCCTGCTTTATCATTAACAGATGATACAGCAGAAGAATATGCTGCTAGAGTTAATACAGCTTTTAACAATTCTGGCATTTATGTCACTGTAAAAAATAGTCGTTTAAGCTTTTATGTAAGTCGTGGCAATGGCGGCGGAATGACTATTTCAGGTGATGCTTGTGATGAAGGCTTTTTTAATATTATTTCAGGCCAATATTATGCTCCTGATCTAGCAATTGCTCCACATACATCAGTTCCTGAGTTTAAGAGTGATGATTTAACAGATCCAAGAGCTGGTGCAAGAACAGGCTCTGTTTGGATTAAGACTACAGAACCAGCTGGCGGCGCCAAATTGGTTGTGAAGAAATACAATCAAGCTACAGCAGCATTTGATAAAGTGTCAACACCATTATATGCTAATGGGTTTGATGCAATTTATTATCTAGACAGATCAGGCGGCGGAGTAAACATTCCAGCAGGTGCTTTATACTGTAAAGTAACTGGTACTGAATATCCTGGAATGGACAATGCATTTAAATTATACAGAAAAGCAGCCGCAGGAGCAAATACTATTGTTGGTAAAAAGCTCACTACAGGTTGGCATAATACTGGCGAATATACCCTGTATATTACAGAAGGACTAGCTGGCACTAAAAATACAGATATTTTTGAAGCTAATTTTCCAGTTTTTAATAATGGTGACGATGCAGAAAGAATTGCTGCTTCAATTAATGCTTCTGGATTAAAAAATATTCAAGCAAGCGTAGATGCACAAAACAGAGTAGTTGTTAGCCATGTATTAGGTGGCGACTTCCTAATTGAGGAATCAAATGGAGGGTTATTAGATGCTATCGGTTTAACTGTTAATAGCAATGTAACTTCAGTGGACGAAGGTACTTATCTTGTAAGTCTATGGGAGCCATTAAGATTTACTGCTAATAAAGAAAGTCCATCTACATTAACTAAAAATGGTACATTATGGTATAGTAGTGTTATTGACGAAATTGACATTATGGTGCATGACGGCGAAATGTGGATGGGATATAGAAATATGTTTGAAGACACAGATCCAACAGGTCCGATTGTCAGTGCGACAAAGCCATTAACACAAAGCGATGGTACTACACCTTTAGCAGATCATGATTTATGGATCGATACTAGTGACTTAGAAAACTTTCCAAGAATTTATAGATTTGACTTAAATAAACCAGGTCCTATAGCTACACGTTGGGTAGACCTTGATACAACAGATCAAAGTACGCAGGATGGTGTATTATTCCATGATGCACGTTATAATACCAGCGGTATGACCAGTGATAAGCCAGGCAACATCGAAGAATTGCTATTAAGTGATTATGTTGATTTTGATGCCCCAGATCCTGCATTATATCCAAAAGGCATGTTGTTATGGAATCTACGTAGAAGCGGATTTAATGTCAAACGTTTTGTACAAAATTATATAGACATTAATGGAGAAAATGGAAGATTCGATGACCAAAGCATGGGAGATTATTACCCACATCGTTGGATTACTGCCAGTGCTAACCAAGACGACGGCAGTGGATCATTTGGTCGTAAGGCACAACGTAAACTAGTAGTCACTGCATTACAGGCTGTAATTAATAGTTCAACAGATATTCGTGAAGAAGCAAGAGTATTCAACTTAATTGCTACACCAGGATATCCAGAACTAATTGGTGAAATGATCACATTAAACTATGACCGTGCTTTAACAGCATTTGTAGTCGGTGACACACCAGCAAGACTATTACCAGATGCTACAAGCTTAATGACATGGGGTAATAACCTACGTCTAGCAGTAGAAGACAATGATATTGGTGCCCCGAGTTATGATGAATATATGGCTATGTTCTATCCATGGGGATTCACCAGTGACAATTTTGGTAATAACATTGTTGTTCCTCCAAGTCATTTAATGTTAAGAACTATTGCTTTAAGTGATAGTGTTAGTTATCCATGGTTTGCTCCTGCTGGAACAAGACGTGGTGGCATCACTAACGCTACAAGTGTAGGTTACATTGATAGTGAAGGTGAGTTTAAAACTCTTGCTTTAAATAATGGCCAAAGAGATACATTATATGATGCAAAGATTAATCCAATTACATTCTTTACAGGCGTAGGATTAGTTAATTATGGCCAAAAGACTCGTGCTAAGAATGCCAGTGCATTAGATCGTATTAACGTAGCAAGACTAATTGTTTATCTACGTAGACAGTTAGATATTCTAGCCAAGCCATATGTTTTTGAACCAAATGACAAGATTACTAGAGATGAGATCAAGAACAGTGTTGAAAGTCTCATGCTTGAACTTGTTGGTCAAAGAGCGTTATATGACTATATCGTAGTTTGTGACGAAAGTAATAATACTGCAAGTAGAATCGATAAGAATGAGTTGTATGTTGATGTAGCCATAGTACCAGTTAAGGCTGTTGAATTTATCTACATACCATTACGCATCAAGAATACTGGTGGTCTAAAATAATAAATAAGTATAACGGAGCTTAAAAAACATGTCAATTGCAACATTAAATAGATTCACAGTACCACTAGCTAGCGATTCAAGTGCTAGTAGCCAAGGCATGCTAATGCCAAAACTCAAATATCGTTTTAGAATTATGTTTGAGAATTTTGGAGTTAGCACACCAACTACAGAGCTTACCAAGCAGGTTCAAACCGCAGTTCGCCCAACTGCTACATTTGCGCCACAGAAGATTGAAACTTACAACTCAGTTATTAATTATGCTGGTAAAGTAACTTGGGGCACAATGTCCGTTATTTTACGTGACGATGCCACTGGTGTTGTAAGTAAAATGGTTGGCGAGCAAATGCAGAAACAATTCGATTTCTTTGAACAATCATCTGCAGCCAGCGGTACAGACTATAAGTTCACAATGAAAATTGAAATGTTAGATGGTGGAAATGGTATTTGGACACCAGCTGTATTAGAAACTTGGGAATGTTATGGTTGCTTTATTACTGTAGCAAATTATCAAAATTTAAGTTATAGTGAAGCAACTGCACAAACAATTGACTTAACAATTCAGCCTGATAACTGTATTCAAACTCCACAAGGTACTGGTATTGGTACAAACGTTGGAAGAACTACAAGAACAATGGCCACAGGTTTGGGATAAAAGTTCTTTACTTAAAAAGGGTCCTATGGGCCCTTTTTTATTGACTAAAATTAGTTAAACTAGCAGTTAATGTATAGTTATAAATAAGCTATATGGCCAATAAAAACAATTCTTTTTTAAATCAATTAGGCAATGGGTTTTTAAAACCTAAAGGGCAAATGGCCGACTGGCAGCACGCCGCTAGAACCTTTGTTGATGACGATTTTAGATTAGCGCCCAAAGTAAAATTTTTATATCATGTATATTTTGATATAAACAAAACGGCATTAAAAAATTTAGAATTAAATGATCGTCATAAAAATGAAATTGGTATTTTAGTTAAAAGTGTTGATTTACCTAAATTTACGCTTAAGACTCAAACTTTTAATCAATATAATCGTAAAAAAGTCGTTCAAACTTCACATGATTTTAGCCCAATAAATATCCAGTTTCATGATGATAGGGCTAATATAATAAACACTCTATGGCAAAATTATTATGCTTATTATTATGCTGATTCTTTAACAGCTAAAAAAGCAGGTTCTTATGATAGAAATGCTATGAAAAACAATTCCTATCTTTTTGGAACGTATGGCCTTGATAATAATTCTTCTAAACCTTTTTTTAATGAAATTATAATTTATCAACTTAATGGTAGAAAATATTCTAGTTATACTTTAAAAAAACCTGTTATTAGTTCCTTTGGTTCAGATAATCATTTAAGCAGTGATACAGGAACTGCTTCGGGATGTACTATGACAGTTGCATATGAAGCTGTAACTTATGATATAGGAGCTATTTCTGGAGGAGCAGTTAAAGGATTTGCCCAAGAGCATTATGATAAATCTCCAAGCCCATTAAGTCCTCAAGGTGGGGGCACTGCTACTTTACTTGGTACAGGTGGTGTAGTTCAAGGGGCACTTGAAGTATTCGGGTCTTTAGCCAAAAATGACCAACCAGGTGGAGTTTTTAATAGTCTTGAAAATTTTGTTAATACAACAGCAGCAGCGATCAATACATATGAAAATACTAAAAAATTAACAAAAGCCGGTGTAAAGAAAGAAGGACAGAATTTGTTGCTTGGCGGTACTTTGGCTGCTGGATTAGTTGCTACAACAAATCTTAAAAATACATTTTTTCCTACAAAGAAAAACGATGAAAAAACTGAAGCTACTCAAACAGATCTAGGAGGACGTCCATGAGCAACCTGCCAACTAATCCTAATAATAGTGAGGTTAGAACCTTTTTCGATAAGTTCTTTTTAGAACAGATATCTTTTCCTAGTAATCAGATTGATGCTGTATTAGGATTTTTTATTCGTAGAGGGTTTGGTGAACAAGCTGCAAGAAGTACTGGTATTGTTTTATTAAATCAAGCAAGATCAGACGGGGTTAATATATTTGAATTATTAGATAAACTTAAAAGCTTAACAGATGCTCAGTTAAGCCAAGTAATTACAGAAGTATTAAATTATTATAGAGTTCAGACTAGTGTATTAGGATATAAGAAAACCACAGTTAATAATAGCTTTGAGAATCGTAATATATTGATATGAGTAAGTTTGCTAAAGGTAAATTTACTCCTAAAAACCCAGAAAAATATATAGGCATAAAAAGCCCAACATATCGTAGTAGTTGGGAATTTGCCTTTATGAATTTTTGTGATAGTCATCCAAGTATACAAAAATGGGCCAGTGAAAGTATAAAAATACCTTATCAAAATCCGTTGACTAAAAGAGTCACAGTATATGTGCCAGATTTTTTTATTCAATATCTAGATAAAAATAATAAGTTAATATCTGAAGTTATCGAGATAAAGCCACAAAATCAACAACTTTTAGAAAAAGTAGGACGTAATACGGCTAGACAAGCACAATTTGTTGTTAATCAGTATAAATGGGTCGCTGCTACAGCATGGTGTAAAGGACACGGGTTAACTTTTCGTGTTTTAAATGAAACAGATATATTCCACCAAGGCAAAACAAGATAAATATTGTATGACTAAAAAATTAGAAGAAGTATTAAATTTACCTGAAAATAAAAAAATTGTCAAAGAAGAAGTAAAGAAGGCAGAAAAGCCGGCTGCTTTTTTAAGAGACATGGAAGAATTTGATAAGATTTCAGCAGCATTACCGCAAGTTAAAGGGTTAGGTGATATCAGTGATACCGAGTTCGACTCCTTAGCAGATCGTGCTACAAATGCCTATGATGATCTTATGGATTTAGGTATGAATGTAGAAGCAAGATATAGTGGTCGTATTTTTGAAGTTGCTGGTACTATGCTTAAAAATGCCATTGACGCCAAAGCAGCAAAGATTGATAAAAAACTTAGAATGATTGAGTTGCAATTGAAAAAACAAAAGATCGATCAAGAGTCTACTTCGGACAAAGGAGTGGATATCCCAGGTAATGGATATATTGTGGCTGACAGAAACAGCTTGTTAGAAAAACTTAAGAATATTAAATAAATATAGCATATTGGAAAGACTATGAGCACATTTAAGGAATACCTAGTAGAAAGCATAAAAACCTATGAATTTAAGGTTAAAATTGCAGGGGACGTCGAGGACAGTATTGAAGAATCCATGAAAATGGTTCTTTCAAAATTTGAATGTACGAATGTAACTAAAGTTATGCGTACACCTATTACTGAAACACCTTTAGATTTTCCTGAACTAAGAAATGTACATGTTAATCTATATGATATTACTTGCAGTTATCCGGCCACTAGCCATGAATTATCAATTTATCTGTCAGAAAAATTAAAAATTAACCCTGTTCATTTAAGAGTCAGAACACCAGGCGAGCAAGCAGAGATAGAAACTAACATGGAAGGTTATGCTAGAATTGGTACTAAGAGCGAAGCCGTGCTAAACAAGCCTTATGAAAAATCAAATTTTCAAGCAATGGCAGGTGAAAAAGCAAAATTAAGCTTTTTAAAAGATTTAGGTAAAGATCGTCATAAAGGCGAACAATATAAAAAGGTCAATGACCAATTATTGGCCAAGAGTGCTCCTACAGAAAAACCACATAATATGGAACAATCACAATTTTTAAAGAGTGTGTTAAGTTCAATCAACAGGACAGAATAATGGATTTCAAAAAATTACTATCAAAGATTACAGATATGGATAAACCTACTCAGGTGTTAACTGAGTCGGTTCAACCTATTGAGGAATGTGGTATTATGCCTACACTTGGTGGAATGGGCATGATGGGCGGGGCTGGACATCCACCTATAACAATGAACGTTAGTATGAATGCTTCAGGCCCAGAAGGCATCCGTGAATTATTAAATGTGTTAAAAGGGAACGGTGATGATGCACCAGATGATGCAATTAGCAGCCCAGCAGGTGCAATAGTGGCAGTTTCGGGGCCAGAACATGATATGGGTCATGACGATATAGAACATGATGACATGGGTCATGATGACATGGGTCATGATGACATGGGTCATGATAAAGGCGATGCCGATGAATTAGAATTAGAGTTAGACGAATACGCTAATAGCCCTGACGAAGAATACGCTCCAATCTCAGCAGCAATTCCAAGTGGAAATGATTTAAACAAACCTAAGCGTACTTTCCCTAAAGTTGCAGGCGGTGATAATCCAATGAATACGCCCATGCATGAAACTTTAAAATATAAGTTAAAAAACTTGTATACTGAAGTTAAAGGAAGATAATGGCAAAACTGCTGGACGGTGTTCTTACAAAGAAGGCCTATAAGAAAGAAAAGTATACCGAAGAGCAGGTAAATGACCTTTTAAAATGCAGTGATCCTGACATTGGGTACCTGTATTTTTGTACGAATTTCTTTTATATTCAACACCCAGTAAAGGGTAAATTATTGTTTGAGCCGTTTGAATACCAAATAAGACTCCTACACGCATATCATAATCATAGATTTACTGTAAACATGTTGCCTAGACAGATGGGCAAGACCACCTGTGCGAGTGGATACTTACTTTGGGCTGCAATGTTTATACCAGATTGTACTATTCTAGTAGCAGCACATAAACATACAGGTGCTCAAGAAATCATGAACAGAATTCGTTATGCATACGAACTTTGTCCTGATTTTATCCGTTGTGGTGTTATTAACTATAATAAGGGTAGCATAGAATTTGATAATGGTAGTCGTATTGTATCAGCTACAACTACTGGTAATACTGGTCGTGGTATGAGTATATCCTTGTTATATTGTGATGAGTTTGCTTTTGTGATGCCAAATATAGCTGATGAATTCTGGACATCCATTTCCCCCACATTGGCCACTGGTGGTCGTGCTATTTTAACAAGTACACCTAATAGTGACGAAGATACTTTTGCTCATATATGGAAAGAAGCCAATAATAAATATGACGAATTTGGTAATGAACAAGAACTAGGAGTAAATGGCTTCTTCCCATTTACTTGTCAATGGAACGAACATCCAGATAGAGATGCTGCTTGGGCCGCCCAAGAACAAGGAAGGATCGGAGAAGAAAGGTTTCGTCGTGAATATGGCTGTGAGTTTTTAATTTATGACGAAACGCTAGTTAATAGTATTAGATTAAGTGAGTTAACTGGACGTGAACCTCTATTTAAGATGGGACAGACTAGATGGTACAGTAGACTTAACCCAGATAACATATATCTAGTTAGTTTAGATCCTAGTTTAGGTACTGGTGGTAATTATAGTGCTATAGAAGTGTTTGAATTGCCTACATTTAAACAAGTAGCAGAGTGGCATCATAATACTACACCTATTCAAGGGCAGATTAAAATTCTAAAAGACATATTAAAATACCTCAGTGACGAAATGGGCGGGTCCTCCAATAATATATATTGGAGTATAGAGAATAATACTGTAGGTGAAGCAGGGTTAGTAGTGATTAAAGACCTAGGTGAAGAGCAATTTAGCGGACTAATGATATCAGAACCTATAAGAAAGGGGCATGTACGTAAGTTTCGTAAAGGATTCAATACTACACATAGTAGTAAAATATCAGCTTGCAGCAGATTAAAGCATTTGATAGAAACAGGTCAAATGGAAATCAATAGTAAAAGCTTAATTAGTGAGCTAAAAAGCTTTATTGCAGCTGGGTTTACGTTTAAAGCAAAGGGCGGTGATCATGATGACTTGGTTAGTGCCTTGTTATTAATGGTTAGAATGAGCACATTAGTAGCCGATTGGGATCCAAGAGTATTCGAAAGTCTTAGTGGTGTACATATAGAAGAAGATTTCGAAGCCCCATTACCTTTATTCATTTCTAGCGGTTTCTAATAAATATTGATATGAGTGCAAATTTCCAACAAATAGCCAAAGATTTGGGTAGACAATTACAAACAAGATTTCCTAGCCTTAAAAAATCCACTGCGGATGATAAACCTATTGACGGTGTCAATTTAACAGATGCTGATGCAAGAAAGTTTAACTTTGATTTTACCGACGAAAATGGTAAAAAAATAGTAAATGTTACTATCAGTTTATCAGAAGAAGGTGAAGATCCAGGGTTAGATGTACAATGGAGTGATTCAGTAGACAATAGATCATGGGATAGATTTATTAGGGATATATTGCCTAAATTTGCTCAAACACATGGATTAAATTTTAATGCACAAAATCCTTCTCAAAGCAATTTAGATAAAAGGGATTCCCCAGGGGATGATAATATGAACGAATCAAAATTATTTGGTACTAGTAAGACTAGTTACCAGCAAGTAGGCGAAGCCAAAATTATAGTAAGACATAGCCAGCCTATCAATTTAAACGCAATGAATGGAAGATCACAGCGTATTGAGCATATCTATGTAGAAAACGCTATGGGTGAAAGATTCCTTTATCCAGTTAAACATCTAAACGGGGCAAGAGCTTTGGCCATGCATGTTTCTGAAGGCGGTCATCCATATGATGAAATAGGGCAACATGTTATTGGTCTTAGCGAAGAGCTTAGTAAATTAAGATTTTTTAAGAACTATGTAGATCGTAGCCCTGTTGTTAGTGAAAGCATGGGAAACATTCAACAAAAAGTAATTGAGCGTATTAATAATATTAAGAAACAAGTACACGGGCTTCAATCAGTAAAAAATTATAGTGTGTTCAAAGAAAACTTTGAATCAAATCAATCACAAGATGTTCCCGAGGAAATACTTAATGATTGGATAGACAGATTAACTGTACGCAGTTTTAATGAAGAATTAAAAACAGCATTTCCTTATATCTATAGATTAGTTGATGAATCGGAATTACCAGTTAAGGAAGTCGAAGCAGAAGACATGTTGAAAACTGACGATGATAAAGAAGATAAAAAAGTAGAAAATAAAAAGATTAAAGAGCTTAGTACGTTTGAACATTATTTAGATGCAATTGTAAAAGAAGGCGATGATTTATTCGATAAAGATGAGGAAATCCGATCCCAAGCAATGGAAACTTTAAAAAGCTTGTTTGCTAATCCAGTTCCATTAGGCACAGATGGTGATAATGCCAGGGATAGTTTAGAAGGTATCATAGATATGAATAAGTTAAATCGTGCCTTTGCATTATTGGCCGATTTAGGGTTAGACGAAATGGATGCTAGACCTATAATAGCTGAATATTTAAAGTCCTATGACGAATCAAATGATACAGATTTAAGTGCTCAACTAGGATTTGACGGAGCTTCGGCAGCACCAGCAGCACCTCCTGCTCCCCCTCCTGAAGCAGCAGCACCTCCTGCTCCCCCTCCTGAAGCAGCAGCACCTCCTGCTCCCCCTCCTGAAGCAGCAATGGCTCCCCCTCCTGAAGCAGCAATGGCTCCGCCTCCTGAAGCAGCAATGGCTCCTCCAGCAGCCCCAGGTCCAATGATTCCTAATCCTGCACCACTTGCTGAAAGTGGTAATGGTAGTAAATTAGTCGATGAAATTCGTAGTCGTATTAGTGGATTCTTTAATCAAACTGAGGGCACCTTCACCATAGGTGAAGAAGGGTTCGTTACCAAGATGTGTAAGGAACTCAAAGAAAAATATCATGTTCCCCCGGGCACTCATAAAGCGGATAGATTTGATCACATGGTTGAAAGAGCCTGTAATAACATCATGGAAAAATACAAGCAGCATCATAGCCATTCAAGAGAGTTATCAGACATGAGAAGAATGGCTGGTATTATGGAAGCAGGAATGCAAATGCCTGGCATGGGTGGGTTAGATCCACAGGCAATGATGAAAGACATTCAAAGTAAAATCCCAGCTGGTAATATGAAATCTAATAGAACTAGCAGTGGTACTATTGATGGTAAACCAGCAAGTTATGATGATGCTATGAGCAAATTTAGAGGCATGGCTGGTGGTATGGGTTTCGATGCCAGTGGTGATGATCCCGTAGGTGGCATGTATAAAGGTATACAGGGTAAATTTGGCGACATGATGAAAGGTATGAACATGTCTGGTAGTGAATTAGGCACAGATCAGCCTATGGCAGCACCTCCGACATCAACATCTGCTCCAGATCTTAAAAAAGCATTATCTCAAATGAAACCAACAACACCTGACGATGCTATGAGAATGTTGACAGATCTTAAGAAATTGGCAGGATTACCTAAATAAAGTTTATTTTTTCTCACCTTTTTGCTTGCAGAGCTAAATAAAAACGCATATAATAGCTATATGCGTTTTTTTATCGGACACGTGTCTGATGATATAGGCAAAACATAGGCAAATACAGGAGAAAAACTATGGCAACTTTAGCAGAAATTCGAGCAAAATTAAAAGAACAAGAAATCAAAGGTGGCTCAACAGGTAGTGGCGATCTTTCAATTTATCCTTTCTGGAATCTTAAAGAAGGAGGTGAATCGGCTGTAAGATTCCTCCCAGACGGCGATGAATCTAACACATTCTTTTGGGTAGAACGTGCTATGATCAAGCTGGAATTTGCAGGCATGAAAGGCGAGGCAGACGGTAAGAAAGTCAATGTACAAGTTCCCTGCGTGGAAATGTACAACGATGGTTCAGTTTGCCCAGTACTAAGCGAAGTTCGCGGTTGGTTCAAAGATCCCTCACTTGAGGCAATGGGTCGTAAATATTGGAAAAAGCGTAGTTACTTGTTCCAAGGCTTTGTCACTGAAGATGGTCTTAAAGAAGACCAAATTCCAGAAAATCCCATTCGTAGATTTATCATTGGTCCCCAGATCTTTACCTTGATCAAAGGTGCATTGATGGATCCAGAAATGGAAGATCTGCCTACTGATTATGTTCATGGCGTCGATTTCCGTTTAATCAAGTCCAGTAAAGGTGGTTATGCAGATTACGGCACCAGCAAATGGAGTCGTCGTGAGCGTCCTCTTAGTGACGCAGAACAGGCAGCTGTAAAACAGTTTGGTTTGTTTACTTTGAAAGATTTCTTACCTAAGAAACCCACTGAAGTAGAAATGAAAGTGATCAAAGAAATGTTTGCAGCCAGTGTTGACGGCGAAGCATTTGATATGGAGCGTTGGGGTCAGTATTACAAACCCAGCGGTGCAAGCCAGAATACCGGTGATCCAGTATCTTCAGCAAGAAATGCTGCTCCAGTAGCAGTTGATCCAGATGTGGATATGGAAGAAGACAGGCCAGCTAAATCAGCAAAGCCTGCTCTTAAAGCAGTATCCAAACCTGCAGAAGAAAAAGAAGAATCTAAAGGCAGTGACAGTCGTGCAACCGACATTCTTGCTATGATTCGTAACCGTCAAAAAGCGTAATTTACCACTTGGGCCTCTGTGACATTAGTCATACGCCCGAGTTTTCTATGGAGAAAAATAATGGCAAAAGCACAGAAAATTAATGAAAGTTTTACCTTGAGTTTTAATAGTCGTGAGGATCAATCCGGCGATACAGTGGCTGATATTGATATTAGATTTGACAATCCCAAAGATGATAGTGTTTTAATTAATAGATTGAACACTTGGCTTAAAGCAATTGGGCGTGAGGATATTGTTGCTTCACCTAAGGCAGGTATGTAATATGGCAACAAAGGCATTTGATTTAAGTAAATTTAGAAAGACTCTTACTAAGAGCATTGATGGATTAGGTGTGGGATTCAATGATCCTACAGATTGGGTAAGTACTGGTAACTATGCATTGAACTATTTGATTAGTAGTGATTTTAATAAAGGTATTCCTTTGGGTAAAGTTACTGTATTTGCTGGCGAAAGTGGTGCAGGTAAAAGCTATATTTGTAGCGGTAACCTAATTAAAAATGCACAAGAACAAGGAATCTATGTAGTACTTGTTGACACAGAAAATGCATTGGATGAAGCATGGCTTAAAGCACTTGGTGTAGATACTGGCGAGGACAAATTACTCAAATTGAACATGGCTATGATTGACGATGTGGCCAAAACTATCAGTGAGTTCATGAAAGAATACAAACTTATGGAAGAACGTCCAAAAGTTTTATTTGTACTTGATAGTTTGGGCATGTTATTGACTCCTACTGATGTTAATCAATTTGAAGCAGGAGACATGAAAGGTGACATGGGTCGTAAACCTAAGGCACTGACAGCATTGGTTCGTAATTGTGTCAATATGTTTGGCAATTATAATGTAGGCATGGTCTGTACTAATCATACCTATGCAAGCCAAGACATGTTTGACCCAGATGACAAGATCAGTGGTGGTCAAGGCTTTGTTTATGCATCCAGTATCGTAGTTGCTATGAAAAAACTCAAACTCAAAGAGGATGAGAATGGCAACAAGATCAGCGAAGTTAAAGGTATTCGAGCAAGTTGTAAGATCATGAAGACTCGTTATGCTAAACCTTTTGAAACACTACAAATTAAGATTCCTTATGAAACTGGAATGGATCCATATAGTGGTCTAGTAGATCTGTTTGAAGCTAAGGGTATTTTAGTTCAACAAGGTAATAGATTAAAGTTTACTGATAGTAAAGGTGCAGAACATCTATATTACAGAAAAGAATGGAAAAGTGATAAATTAGATATGTTAATGGAGGATTTCCATAACATTAAGCCTAAAGAGGTCATAACGGAGGAGATTGTAGAAAATGACTGATACGCAAATTAGTGATATTTGGTGTTTTTTTAAAGAGTTCATTAGAAAGGACGATATTCAAGCTGCTGCTGAACAATTCGTCGACTTGTTAGCAGATTTTAATATTAAAGATAAAGTTCTGCAAGGTGCTATGGGCTCAGATGCTGATCTAGATAATGCCATTGAATATTATTTAGAGGATGATACTGAAATTGAGGAAGAGTACGAGGATTCTGAAGAAGACGATTATTAATCATGTGGTATTCTAAGATTAGCCAAGATCTAAGTCTTTTACCTGATGCTGTGGATCACTATAATATTGAATTAGAAGCAGCTCGAGCTGACGCCCGTATAACGGGAAATATCGAAAAGGCAGCAGCCAGTATGCCTGGCATTGTGGAACAGAGATTTAACCAGTTACAGGAAATTGAGGCTATCTTAGAATTCCTTAATATTGAATTTCGACAAATTAAGAGTCAATATTTTAAAAAGTATTTAGAAAATTATCAAAGAGCATTAAGCAGCAGAGATTGTGAAAAATACGTAGAAGGCGAGCAGGATGTTGTTGATTTTGAAAAAATTATCAATGAGTTTGCCTTATTACGTAATAAATGGTTAGGTATCACAAAAGCATTAGACATCAAACAATGGCAGCTAAGTAATGTAATAAAACTTCGAACCGCTGGGTTAGAAGATGCTACATTATAGATGAAAGACATAATACCAATTTTTATTGGGTATGATCCTAGAGAGGCCACAGTATTTCATGTATGCGCTAATAGCATAATAAGAACTAGTACTAGACCAGTTAGTATTATACCAGTAGCATTGAATCTTTTTAAAGATTACAATGAGACTCATACTGACGGCAGTAATCATTTTATCTATACCAGATTTTTAGTCCCATATCTTATGCATTGGAATGGGCATGCCATTTTTATTGATGGCGATATGATAGTACGTAGTGATATTACAGAATTATGGGATTTACGTAATACTCATTATGACGTACAAGTTATTAAGCACGATTATAAAACTAAAATGCCAGTTAAATACTTGGGTGCCAAAAATGAGGATTATCCTCGTAAAAATTGGTCCAGTGTTATACTTTGGAATTGTAATAGTTTTCCAAATAGAATACTAACTCCGGAGTATATAATGAATGCAACAGGCAAAGAATTGCATAGATTTACATGGTTAGATGACAGTCGAATAGGCGAATTGCCCAAGGAATGGAATTGGCTACCAGATGAATATGGTGCTAATCCTGATGCTAAATTATTACATTATACTTTAGGAGCTCCTTCCTTTCATGAATTTGCCAATACACCAATGGCAGATGAATGGCATAAAGAAAGGATTCTTGCAGAGTATTGTCAGCAAAGGAATATACCATGAATATAGCATGGAGTGGACTAGCTGATTTAAAATATTATGAGTATATAGCTCAATACTGTATTACATCTTGGAATAAATTACCGGGTGACAAATATATCATTTATGACGTTCCCTATCATCTCGATTTGCCAAAATTTTTTTTTGTGCCATGGAACGACATTTATAATCAACGAAATAAGTTTACGGATTTTTGTAGTAGAACCAAACCTATGAATTTTTGGCGTAAAATGCAAAGTCAAGTTTGGGCCTTAAAAGCACTAAGAAATTATGATTGGGTTGTGTTATTAGATACTGATGTCGAAATACTAAATTTTGATCAGACTGAACTTGAAAAAATTATAAAAGAAGTAAAACAAAATAATTTTATTTGGGCCACTGGCGAATCACAAAAAGGTTATCTCGATGCTGGACATGTTATAGTTAATATGCAAGATCCTAGATTAGATAAACTACTTTATGAATATGAAGATATATGGGAATCTAAAAAAATATTTTCTCTTTATAGAGCATATGACGGTGATGCTCTAGAAACTATGTTAACCAAATATCCTAGTTATAAAATTAAAAATACCGATCATGGCGGAGGGTTACATACCTATAAATTAGGCACGGTACATTATGGCAGTAAAATTCCCAAAGAAATTCGTGCATTATGGAAAGGCGACAGTGATGTTATGGTGTCGGAAATGATAAAAGATAAAGAAGATTTTTTAAGTAGATTAAAAGAAACATGAGAGTAGGCATTTTTTATTCTTCGATATCTAATATTCACAAGGCTGTACATAAAGCAAACTTAATGGATTGTTTTAGAGAGGGTGTTCAAGCTTGTGGCGATGAAACTATAGATTTTAGATATAAAAATCAAATCATAGATAATTTAGATGCTGGGTTTATATTAGGTTATACACTGGAAAATACTTATAGAAAACGTATTATTGACACACTTAAATTACAAAAATCAAAAATTATCTTTGTAGATAGTAATATTTTTTCATATGGGAGATCTACGCATTTTTATCATAGATATAGTGTCAATAGTGTTTACCCAACAGATGGCGAATATTTTTTGGGCGATGAGCGATCAGAATTAAAGACTTATGATGTATTAAATTATCATAAGTTATCATTACAGCCTTGGCGTGATAATGGTAGTCATATATTGGTGTTAGGTCAAAGAACTTTTTCTTGGAATATGTTAAATCGTAATGGCATTGATTGGATTATTGGTATAGTAAAAAAAATAAAAAAAGTTTCCGACAGGGGTATAATTGTTAGATTACATCCAGGCGATAAAACTTATAATGAAGAAAATAGAAACAAAATTTATGACCAATTTGGTAAAAAGGGAATTCATGTTTCTACTAATGAAAATATAAGGGCTGATTTAATAAATGCTTGGTGTTCAGTAGGGTATAATTCTACTCCTAACTGTGTGAGTGTTATCCAAGGAATTCCGGTATATTTAGATGATCCGTTAAATAGTTGGGCCTGTGATGTGGGGTTTGATGATTTAAAATTAATAGAAGAGCCCCTAATGCCTGATAGGGAAAATTGGCTAGATAAAATTTCTCATATACATTGGAGTAATGAAGAAATTAGTCAAGGCAAGTATTGGAATAGATTTAAGAGTTTTTATCAATGTACGACATAGTTTTTATTTCAAATAACGAAGCCAACTCTAATGAAAATTGGCAAATATTAAGTTCTAGATTTTTATTAGCTAAACGGATCAATGGAATCACTGGAATTCATAATGCTCATATAGCAGCAGCAAAAGCATCCTTTACTAAAATGTTTTGGGTAGTTGACGGGGATGCCAGAGTATTAGATGAATTTAATTTTGATTATGTTGTTCCTGAATATGATTTAGATTGTGTACATATATTTCATAGCGTTAATCCTGTTAATGATTTAGTTTATGGATATGGTGCTGTTAAATTATTACCAAGACGTCTAACACTTAATATTGATACTTCAAGTTTAGATATGACATTGAGCATTAATAATAAAATTAAAGTAATAGATCAAATATCTAACATCACAAATTTCAATACAGATAAATTTAGTACGTGGCGTAGTGCTTTTAGGGAAGTAGTTAAATTAACTATAAATGTGATTAATAAAAGTGATAATGACGAAAGCCTTAAGAGACTAAGCTCATGGTGTAATGTAGGGGATGATAAACCTTATGGTAATTATGCCATTAAAGGAGCAAAAGAAGGCAAAGCCTATGCCTTAGTTAATTTTGAAAATATAGATAAATTAAAATTAATTAATGATTTTGAATGGTTAAAAGAGAGATTTAATGATGATTGATTTTACAGCTTTTAGTCACGGACAAGTTGAAAGTAAGATTTGGTTATGTGAAAGATTAGAATCTATAATTCCCAGTGATAGTCGTATAGCTATATTGGGAGGTTGGTATGGAGTATTGGCCTTTTTACTATTATCTAGAAGAGCGGTAGACATTAAACACATTAGATCTTTTGATATTGATCCAAAAGTTGAATCTATAGCAGATAAAATTAATAATACTTGGGTATGTGATAACTGGAAATTTAAGGCAGTCACTCAAGACGTCAATCAAGTCGATTTTTCAGACTTCGATGTAATTATTAATACATCGGCTGAACACATTATTGATAAACAATGGTTCGATAAAATTACCAATCAATTAGTGGTGATTCAAAGTACTGATCAAATCCATGATGACGAAGATGATCATGATTATTGTTTCAGTTTAAGTCAGTTAAAGGAGCGTTATCCTTTAACTGATCTTTATGCTTCGGAAAAGAAATTCACGTATCCCGATAAAGAGTTTTCGAGATTTATGTTAATTGGTTACAAAAGTTGAAGTTAACGGAAATATTTTAGCAATAACTTCAGCACACGCTAATGCTACTTCTTGATGTTCTTTCTGAGTGCCATTAGCACTACGCAATTCAATAAAGTGAATCCAACTGCGTAGAGTTCCATTCATATAAAGACGACTTTCAATAAGACCTTCGGGTAATACAGCACGAGCCTGCTCTTTAGCAATACCATTAGCAATGGCCCATTCGTATTCTCGACGAGCAGCATAGATAACTCGTTGTTGAGCACGATACCAATCATTTTGCAGTAAGTGATCTTCTACTTCTACGCTATTTTGCCTATTAGTTGTGTCTTGTAGTCTAGCTTCTCTAGTGACAAAATTAAGGTCTTTAGTAGGGTCAGCATAACGTTGACTAAATTCTTGAAAACTGAAACTACGATGACGCAGAATTTGTCTAGCAATATCTCTAGTGGTAGTGATTTCTATACAGGCAGATACCATTTCAAGAGGACTCCAATGTTGATGCTTAACCAAATATTTGATTAGTTTTTCACTGGTTTCTGTATTGAGTTGATTACTGGGATTACTAACTCTAGCACAAAAAGCTACTAAGTCTTGTGCGTCTTCAATTCCCTGATCCAAAAATTCTTTGGTAGGTTGGGTATAAGATACTAGTTGTACGTTCATTAAAGTTTATTTTTTTTAAGGAATTTAGCAGTTTCTCGAGAAATGTCTTTTTTGATTTGATCTGTGTCTAATTTAAAATCTACGTTTTCTATATGTTCTTTATAATTCATTATCATTTCTTGGATGTTAGATTGAATAACTTGCCAATTATCATCCCTTAGATTTTTACCTATATCTATATTCCAAATTTTTTTATCTTTAAATTTGACCTGAACAGAACACAAGTATTTTAATGGAACTACATTGAGATTAACATCTTCGAAAATTTCGGGCCAACTTTCAATGACATCTTTTGAAAGTTTTTTGGTCGTCATCGCTTTTTTCTAGGAACCAATACTTCAGCTTGACGACGTAATTCAGCAGCTTGTTTAGCTAATTTATCAGCTTGACCTCTCAATTTAGTAGCACGTTGTTCTACTGGCAAATCGTCAAAATTTTCTTCGACAACAGGCATAGGAGTTTCGGTAACTGTGGCTACTTCAACAATTTCAACGTCATCTCTTTTTTTATTTTTGAGATCTTCTTTAATGGACAAATCATCTACAGCTACACCCATTTGCTCTGCAATTACCACATTGAGTTGATCCAATTTAATTTTAGTTTGAAAATTAGGAATCATTTCAACTTGATCAGTAGCAATTCTCAATAATTTACCTTGAGTATGCAATGCTGCCAGCATAATGCTGCCATCGGGAAAAGTAGTCCTTGCTAGTACTTCAGCAAATTCGTTAGCAGTTTGAGCAGAATTGGATTCAACTAATTGAATCAATGAGTCATGATAACTGTCTTCTAATGCTTCTGTAGGGATTACTAAACAATTATATGCATCACCAGGTAATGTTCTATATGCTACTAGGCATTTTCTACCGTTAGAAACGAACCGCCCAACGTGTTTTAAATTAGTCATTTTATTCTTCCTTGGCGGTTGCTTGGCCTAAAAATCTACTTAGTTTATTATATACTTTGCCGACAGCTTCCATTTCTCCGGCTTTGTAACTACCACGGCTATTAGTTACTTCGATAATTTGTTTTAATGCATTGAGGTCATTAATGTTAAGATCTTCAGCAGTATCCATTTCTGGATCTTGCATTGTTTCTTGTGGCTTCATTGGTGGTTTATTCATATTAACTCCTTAATAGTATGTTATTATATATCTTATTTAAAAAATTAAAGATTATAGATCTGAATACGAAAGCAAAAAAAAGCTAAGTTCTTTTTCCTCTTCGAATCCAATTTTCGTTGTATAGATAATAGTATTAGTATTATCCAAATCTAATGCTTGTCCGAGGTAGTATCTTCCGTTTAAATTATGATAAATCCACTCATCAATTTGAATATTTTTAACAGGATTAAATTTGTTTAAAACAGTAAAATGAAAATGGCGAGCAGGAAATCGAACTCGCCTAATTTCTAATAGATTAAATGGATTTGGTTTGCCGTTCTTTAGAGCCATTACTTGGATTCTTCGTAATAAGCGTATTGTCCAAACGGTGGAACAATAGTTTGATTACCGTGGATAATAAACAATGTCTCACAATAGTTTTCATCGCCCCAACTGCCATATGGATAGCCATCAGTAAACATGATAAATTTCTTTGGAACAATATCATGTTCTTTCATATAAGTCCAATTGGCATCAAAGTCAGTGCCGCCACCGCCTTTGAGTTCGTAATTTTCAATTTCGTTTTCGTAGCTGTCAAAATTTTGTTCATTATATACGCTAGTATCAAAACACCAAATTTTCACTTTGAAGTCTTTGTATTCATCCATAATGCCTTTAATTTCGCTGAGCATGTCCTTGCCCATTGAATCAGTAATACTGCCGCTCATGTCCAAGCCAACACAGATGTCAATAGTCTCTTCGTTTTTCATGCTGGGCAATATA